TAAGTAGTGATTCAAATGAAAAAATTCATCTAGATGCGTCTGGATTTATGAAATTTGAAACCGCAGGCACTGAAAAAGCAAGATTAGATGCAAACGGTGTTTTTTACATCGGTGGAAGCTCAACAAGCGCATCTGGAACGACAAGTTTTAGTGCTAATGGTTCGGGGCAAATAAACTTCAACGCATCTAGCACAGGCGGTCAGATTTTATTATTAAGACGAGTAAATCATAACGGTAATGCAATAACATTTGAAAATGCAGATGAGGACGAGGTTGGAAGTATTACCATGTCATCAAATGCCACCGCATATAACACATCCTCAGATGCAAGATTAAAAGATAATATTGAAGATGCAAATGATAGCGGTACAGCTATTGATTCATTGCAAGTGCGACAATTTGATTGGAAAAGTAATGGAAAGCATGAAGATTATGGTATGATCGCACAGGAGGTAATACATACTTGTCCAAACGCTGTAAGCGTTCCTCAGGAAGACGGAGAGATGATGGGTATAGATTATTCAAAGATGGTTCCTTTGCTCTTAAAAGAGATACAGGAGCTTAGAAAACGTGTAAAGAAACTGGAGGAATAAATCATGGCAGCAACATGGAAAATAGTAGAGCTTGAACGTAACAGTAAAGCTCCAAACAAAGATGGGATTATCGTAGCGCATTGGCGTTGTGAAGATTCTGAAACAGTAGGCTCTGGTGAGTCTGAAGTAACACATTACGGGAGCAGTTACGGCACTTGTAGTTGGACACCTGATTCATCAAAAGAAGGCTATATCAAATATGCTGACGTAACAGAAACAGATGTTATAGGATGGGTACAAGCATCTGAAAGTATTAGCAAAGATGACATTGAAGCAAGCATAGCTGCACAAATAGCTGATAGCAAAGCACCCGCAATCTCAACTGGATTACCTTGGAGTTCATAATGATTACTATAGATGATGTTGAATACAAAGAAGATGATCTATCTGACATAAGCAAAGTGCATGTGGAGAGAATCAATGAGTTGAGAAAAGAATTAGGTTCTTTGCAAATGATGATAGATGAAAAAAACGTATTAATATCTGCTTATGCAAATGCAATCAAAGAAGCATTGCAACCAGTAGAAGATGAAGGAGAAGTAGTCAATGAGCGAATCAATTAAGATACCATCCTGGGCTGTCCCTCTAATGGCAGCAGTGGTTCCAGCAGCTATTGCTTGGGGGTCTATGAAAACTCAAGCGGAAGCTACTGATGCTGAAGTAAAGAAAGTGGCTAGCGTTGTTGAAACATTGCAGACTACAACTACCGATAACTCTGTTCGCACAAAACTAAACGAACAAGCGATACAAACTATAGCTGATGGTTTAGCAAAACAAACAGAAATTAGTCAAGCTACTGATGAGAAGTTGGGTACACTCATAGAGATAATGCTCAAAGAAAGGCGGTAAAGTTGAAGCTGGTGATTGCACTGGTAGTCATCACTAACGGTGTTCCAGATGACACTAAGAAAACATACTTTATGAACGCACAGCATTGCGAGTGGATAGCGCAAGAGATGACTCGTGAACGCAAGTATTTTCAAGGCTTTGAAGAAGGCTCTATATTCTGCCGTCCTGAGTGGGTGGCTGATGATACAAAAGTCACACGTCTGAATGTAATACCAATGCCTGAGGTTGATGAAGATGTTGAATAACTTTATAGGCCCAGTATCTAATCTTGTAGGTACATGGCTCAATAACAAGAAAGAAGAAAAACAAGCCAAGCATCAAGCCAAAATGAACGTCATACAGAATGATGCTAACTGGGAACAGATCATGGCAGAGTCATCTAAAGATAGTTGGAAGGATGAATTCTGGACAATAGTTCTTAGCATACCTATCTTTATGGTGGGTTATGCGATAGCAAGTGGCGATACTACTGTTATTGACAGAGTGCATCTAGGCTTTGATGCATTATCCAATCTCCCAGATTGGTATCAATACTTGCTGTTTATTGCGATAAGTTCTAGCTTCGGTATACGTGGTGTAAGCAAGTTAATGAGTCTGAGAAAATGATATGGGATGGCTGCAAGATTATAATGGTGCAGAAACCAGATGGTATCATGTTGTTGGATTATTTGTACTCCTTGGTATATTGTGGGCTATAATGTTTTTCTTCGGGCCAGAAACTACAGAAGTAATACCAGAAAATGGAGATTAATTATGGGTTTATTTAGAAGTGTTGTTAATTTTTTTACAGGCACAGAAGATGTAACAGTACGTAACCGCGATAAGAAAGGTAAGTATGTAGCTGATGACAAGTCTACACCCAACAAGAATGAAGCCTACAAAACAGTACGCAAGAAGAAAGCTGCACCAAAAAAGAAAGCAGTGGCAAAAAAGAAAAAGCCTACCAAGTGAAATACTTTCATATAACAGACTTTGATTGTCAGGAGACAGGCGAGAATGAGATGTGTCCTGAGTTTCTATCTAAGTTAGATAATCTACGTGATGTCTGTGGCTTTCCGTTTATCATTACAAGCGGATATAGAAGTCCCTCGCATAGTATTGAATCAAAGAAAGCGCAGCCTGGCACTCATGCACAGGGCATAGCGTCTGATATAAAAGTAAACAATGGTATGGAAAGATACTTGATTGTAAAGAACGCTGTAGAGATGGGATTCAATGGTATAGGTATAGCCAAAACATTTATACACGTTGACAACAGAACATCATCACCTGTTATGTGGTCTTACTAACGATACCTAGCCGTCTTTTTTGATATGCGCTTGGGCTGTTTAGAAAACTGTTTACCAGCCTTAGTGTCTCGTCTTTTCTTTCTACTGGTCGCTGCATATTCTTGAGCCGATAGTGCCTGTCTCGCTCTACGTGGCAAATAACGCTCTCCTGTGGCCTTAGGGCCAACGGTAGATGGTTTACCTGACTTAGTCCCCCAGTCTTGTTTACCCCAGTCTAAAAGCGATTTCTGTGGCTTCTTGAGGGCCATTATCTGTAACCACCGCCTCTAGCTTTGTATTGCTTTGCTAACATCTGCGCTTTACGTGCTGACCATTGACCAGGTTTGCCACCTTTACCACCGCGTTTGATAGCTTCAAACAAACTCTTTCTCATTTTTGGTTTAGTGTAGTTACCAGCCTCATTGACTCGTGATTTATTTTTCATTTCTTACCTTTCTTAGCAGCAGCAATAACATCACCGCGAGTAATTTTATTTTTGTCACCGTACATAGCTGCAAGTTTTCTTTGTCGTGCAGTAAGTTTTTTCTTTTTCTTCATATCCATATCAATCACCTACTTTTTTTAGTGTGTCATTGTAAATACTACCAGCTAGAGTTTTAAATTCAGCAGTTATTTTTTTTTCTTCATTATTTAAAGACGCTGATTTTTTATCAATTAAAGTTTTTAAACTACGTAACTCTTCTTTGCTTTTTGCCTTTTTTAATTGTGATAGAGCAAATACAAATTTGTTTTGTTTTACAGAGTTTTTATCCGTTCCTTTTATTTGTTGAAAAGCAACTGTGATATGATCTTTGGGACTTATTTGTGATCGTTTTCTTTGTCTGGTGGATAATTTTGTTTTGGTTGATTTATCCATAGTTATTTACCCATAGCTTTTTTCTTAGCTTTCTCTGATAAGTCTTTGAAATGAAACAACTTTTTGCTGTTTCGTGTATGCATTGAACCACTATGCGTTTCACCATTTGGCATTTTGTGAGTGCCACCTGTGTACTCTCTGCCATCAGCAAAGTAATGTTTTGTACCCTTTGCCACGTTACTTCCTTGGCTTACTTTTCTTTGGCTTTGGTTTTTTCTTTCCTGAATGATATGGCATGATTAATCTCCTTTTACCATTTGACTTTGTTTGCCCAGTATGCAGCAGACATATTACCTCGTGCTATATTTTTTCTATGTCTTGCTTTAAAACTAGCACGTTTCTTTTTCATTCTATCTGATTCACCAGCTTTTGGTTTACCAGCAGTCTTAGCTCCTTGCTGTCCGAAACGTATAGTTTTAACTTTATTGCCAGATTTTGCAACAACAACGTGAGATTTTGTAGGATGATTTGGTGTGCGTTTTGGCTTGTTATAGCCTGATACACCGATACGTTTGAGTAAACTTTTCTTTTCCATTTTTTCAGTATAACAAAAAAAGCCCCTGTGTGGGGCTTTAAAAGGGGGTATCAACCTTAAAAAAGGAACTTAATTATACCATGTGTGTCAATCAATGCAACCTAATCTTTCTTCGTGATATTTAATTAGTTCATTAAAGTGTTGCAGCATATCTTCGTAGTCTTTTTTATACAGTTTTTTTAACTTGCGTTTGTCTTGATGCATTTGTCTAACAAAATCCTCGCCATACATATCAATCATCCATAACGTATATTGACCTTCTGCGCTGCCTTTGCTCATACCAAAACAATTACAACCTTTGCATTGTGGATGCACGTTCTCTACTTCCAAAGCCCAGTATGATGAGCTTCCTTTAGCTATGTAATGCCCACCGTCTGCATCTTTCCAATGCAGTTTTTTGTCGCATGATACGCATTGCACCATACCAAATTGATCGGCAGCAGATATTCTTGCTAGTTTTTGTAGTGCAGTCATACACTTTTTGCGTAGTTTTTGACTCATTCTTGTGTCATTGACTTTGATGGAAACGGTATGTGTATGCCTGTTCGTTCACTCAACGCTAGATTGATCGCATCATAGACCTTCGATACTTTATCTGATTCAATGTCTTTTGTTGAAGATACACCGTACATTGTGTTCTGTATTGATCGCCAAAACTCTTTAAATGATTCTTGAGTCCAGGGTATTTCAATAGCGTCCCTTAAAAATTCAGCATTAAGTTGATGATAATAACCAGCATCATTTAAGATTCCAGCGGCATTTCTAAAATAAACTTCAAGTGCTGCTTGTTGTTTAGGTGATCTTGGTTTGCTTGTCTTACAAATAAACGTAACAAAATCATGCTCATTACATATCTCGTCAACAAACTTTTTGAAACACTCTCTTTTGTAATCGTTGTCTACATGCCAATGCCGCGCCATATTATTTTACCAGTTTTTTACTTAACCATTTTTTACTGAGTGCTTGATTGTATTGATTTTTTTCTTTTTTAGTAACAAACGGTTTATACTTTCGCTTTTCCATATCCTGATCATCAAACCAATCTTTGTCTTTCAATCTTTTTCTAACAAATGTCGGTGATCTATCAAATGCTTTTGCAATATCTGACGCAGAATACTTTTCACCGTAAGTAAGTTTACGAGTGCGCCCCTTGTATACTCTGTAAATTATTTTATGCATTCATTCCTAACTCTTCTTTGAGTTTAGCAAGTGCAATTATATTTTTTTCACGCCTTTCTTTTTGACTATCTGGCTGCAACTGGTGTGGTATGTAAAGTTTATGATATCTAGCTATTCTGTACTTTGTTTTCTCTAAACTAAGTATTGCATCAATATCTGGGAACGTAAACTTATCGTTGCCTTTTTGCCTTTCTGCATGAAGTTCATCAAACAATGCGTTGATCTCTTCTCTGCTCATCTTTGCTATTGATTTGCCAAACTCTCTCTTTGCTAGTGACAATGAGTTATCATCAGGCCATTGCGCTTGCATACGTGAAATGCCATAAGTGTTTTGCAATCTAAAAAAGAAATAAGCAATTACATCTTTTTCGTTTTTGCTAAAAGTCTGTGGCTTTTTCGTAGTCGTATATGCTTGCTGCATAAGTTGTTTTAGCTGTTGTTTTTCCATAGTTGTTTCTCCTTTTTTTGTCGTTTGATTCCCAATAAGATAATGCACGTTTCCAGTCTTTCATTTTGACTTTACCAACTACCCACCCTTTTGATGAATGGTAATCATAAAATTGCTGTACATCACATTGATAACCTTTTCCATTTTTATATTCTTCTAATTCATCAATAGTAGGTATATTAAATTTAATATTAATACTTGTATTATTATGGGTGACATTTTTGTCACCAGGGGGGGTGACATTTTTGTCGCTACCCTCATGACAAATTTGTACATACCTTTTGCTAATTGTTTTTGTCCCTTCTTTGTATTCTACAGTCATTTTTATATAACCAAGTGCATGTAATGATTGTATTAACCTCTGAATAGATCGTTTGTCTATGCCGTACAACTCAGCAAAGTAATTATTTGTTGCCCAGCATCTGCCTTCTTTGTTGCATAATGAGCTTATCTCACCGTACAACAACTTAGCATTTGCTGTTAGACGTTTATCATATCTAACACTAGCTGGTATGACTGCGTAATAGTTTGGTTTTACAAAATTATATGCGCTCATTCAGCAGCCTTAATAAACTCAGATAGTCTTACTTCGCAAGCATCTGATATTTTTTGTAATGTGCTTACTGACGGTATCCTTTCGCCCCTTACAATCTTTGAAGTCATAGAGATTGACATGCCACACTTAGCTGCAAACTGCGATTGATTAAGGTTTAATTCGTCCATGTAATGGTTCATTGCTTTGGTAATATTCATATTATTCCTATACTTGTTGTACTAATTATTTATGCTATGGTACAATGTGTAAAACATTATTTCAATAAATATATAAAAGGGAGTAGTAAAATGGGATGTCAATTTCCAAATGATGAGATCAGTCATTGCGATAGATGTGGTGAATACGAGGATAGTTACTTGTATATCACCGTAGATG